GTGCCCACGTCGCCGTGCGCGGTAAGCGTTCCAATCAGCGTTACCCCGTCCAGTTCGGCGGCTTCATCGAATCCCGTTGGGCAGGCGCCGGAAACTATCAGCAGGATCGCGCCAGTTGGTACGCCGCCGCCGGCCGGCGTCTGGCACGTCCATCCACCATCAGCCTTGACAGGAACCTGGCCTGGTGTGCAGTCCCCACTAGCATTGATGATAGGAACTTGCGCGCGCAAGGCAGTGGCGAGCAGAAAGAAAACGATGAATGATGAATGATGAATGATGAATCTCAGGCTCCGGGGTTGGAGTCCCCTGTTCATCATTCCGCGTTCATCGTTCATCGTTCGCTTCACTATAGCCCCCACGCATTGCAGGCGACCTTGTAGGTCGCGGCCCCCGGTGTTCCTGCGTAAGTCAACGTCAACACGGTTGCTGAAGTGTTGTCCGGGGTAAAGAAGCTCAACGCCCCCGTGCCGCCCGTCTCCATCGAGCAGACGTAGATCGGCACGGTCGTCCACGTGCCATTCTTGAAGGTGAAAGCCACAGTCGGATTAAGTCCATAGCCTCCGCCCGCTCCCGTTATGGTGATATGAAACGATTGGTCGGTAGAGCTACTGGTTACTGCCACGCTGCCCGTAGCTCCCCAGCCAGCGGAGGGAACGAAGTCGCCCGCGACAAGCGCGGTGCCCGAATCAGCAAAATAGCGCCTGCCGTGACTGTCGCCTAACTCCTTTACGCGGAACGTGATGTTCCCCGAATGGTCTTGGAGCGTCAGAGGAATCGGCGCGTAGGCGGTGAAGGTCCAGTTATCTCCGATGGTGTGGCCGTCGATGGCGGCGGAGGTGATTTGCACGCCGTTCGAGAGGTTCTGCGCCGCGCCGGTAATGGCGACACCCGTCGCTCCATTCGAGCATGACCCGCCTGTGCCCCACTCGAAGGTGTCAGGCGAGGGCACGCTGGCGTCTATCTGGACGCAGTAGGCAAGGTCGCTGGTGCCGGTGAAAGTTCCACCCGAAGTGGCATCGTTCAGTCCCGTGCCGGTGAAGGTGACAGGCTGGACGGCAGCGGTATTGGATTTTACCGTGAGGCGGTCGCCAAAAGAGTTCTGTCCCAGTCCAGTCGATAAGCCATAGCCCTTTACAATGTTCGGACCTGTTTGGTCTGCCAAAAGAATCCCATAATTGGTTGCTATTTTTGCGTTTCCTGGTGTGGCGACCTGAATCCCTGTCGCTCGGCCCGTTATCCCAGCCCCACTTGTGCTGAGATTTTGAATAAAGATGCCATTAGCCTCAATCATTTCACCCGTTGATGTGTGCTTCAATCCTATATTGATTCCTTCGTGCGCAAGAATTTGGTTTGCCCCTTTATCCGCCGTAAAGATATTCAACCCAGAAGCAGAACCAAATGTTCCACTGGTGGCTGCTTCAAGGTATAACGTTGTTGTGTTAAAACTGCTTGCAGCACTACCTTGAGAGGCAAAGACGCTTCCATATTCACCAATGGTTCTTATTCCAAGAACTTCGCCATAGCCAAAAGTATTAAAGCCAGCCGGAAAGCCGCTTTCCATAGCCGCGCCAGGATTCAAAAAGAATGATGTCCCAAATACTTGGTTAGTTGGGAAATCGAATCCAACTTTGTTTACGTCCATCGCAAACGTCTTATCCGCCGCAGGGTCGAGCACTTGGTCAAGCCTAAAACCAGTCGTGCTTCCTGTCCCACCTTCTGCTATTGGAATAGGAATAGCTGAAATTCCAATAGGGCTATTAACATAAGCATAATAGACCGGAGTTACGGTCCCAGAACCAGTCTTGACCGTCACATTGATCCGAACATAGTTCTTTACACCAGTTGCAACAGTGGCAGAGCCGTTCGAGGTGCAAGTCTGTGCCGCAATGACATCGCCAGCACTCCATGTTGTACCATCAGCAGAGCTATCCAGTCTCACCTGGCAAGTCGTCACTGTACCAGAAACGGTCCAGATAAGCTGATGGTAGTTAGCTCCGCTAAGGATGAGATTAACAGCAACGCTAGTGGCTGGAACAGCCGTGGTAATGCTTCTGCGGGCGGCATAATCAACCGCATTCGCAAGGCTAGAGCTAAGCAGGATTATTAAAAAGAGCTTTTTCATTGTTGTAAGACGCTTACCAGCGCCCCCTCCCCATCTATTGAGACATCAATGATGGAAATACCTGATGGCGTGGTGCGAACGAGATTGTAAACCAACTTGGGCCGATGTTCATTGTTCAGCATAGATAGATTAAAAGCTCGGCCCCAGCAGTTAGAGTCGGCACTATAATACCATCAACCCACCCAACGCTACCGCTGCGAAACGGTGACAGATCACTCCTGCCATTACCTTCCCACACAATTCGGCCGTTCCGGTCGGTAACACTAAATTCATCGGCATCAGCGGCATACTGTGTAAACTCAATCTCCTTAACCTTAACAGCGCTGGTTAGGATTGCAGTTGCCGAAGGCGTATCAATCTTCCACTGACGACCTGTGATACTGTTTGCCATTTTAAGCTCCTAATAACGATACCAAGCCCTCAAACTTGTCGCTGGCGGCACCGTCAAAACAATCATGTTATTGACTATCGTGAAATTGGTTATGGAGAACTGAATAACTTTATCAGAAAATAGCAATAAGCTCTCCAAAGGATTTGGGACATTCTCCAACGTAAAAGTGTTATTCACACCATTTATGACACCAGTTGGTGTCTCATTGTCGGAGAAGTTCAGAGTTTGCCTCAACGGTGCATAGCCTGTTGGGTCAAGATCAAGCTGCGCCATCCTTGCGGAACGCAGCCGCTGATGCTGCTCCTGAGACTGCTGATTAGACCGTTGCGGCAACATAGACCATCACCAAGTTGTAGCGCCGTTTCTTTTCAGTGTATTTGTGCTATTATCCAGCACGCGAGCATGAGCAATGCTTGTTACAACCTCATTATCAGCAGTACCAGCTGTTAGCTCTATATCATAGTCGGGCGTTACACCGCCCTGCACAATACTAGGACGGGTAATACACACCTCGCTTGAATTATCAGTAACCAAAAAGTGTCGGCTGGCTAAGATTGGTACAGAGCGCGAATGTGGATTATTTATAGACACGCGTTGAGAATCTGCAACAACATAGCCATGTCCATTATACCAGAAATCTGGCGGCCCCTCACCGACAGATATAAAGCCAGTAGAGCGGGTATAAATTGCAGTTGTTCCTGGAACAACTGTAAAATCCTCCAAGAAACCTTCGCTGCCAGAGCCTCCATTCACAGGGGTCATGTAAACACGAGCGCGATGCACCCCAGCAGGAACCGTCCCCAAAGTAGCAGTAATTGTCTGATTGCCTAAAGAAGTTGTCGCCACAAGACTTTCTGGACTCTCTTTGCCGTAGGCAACGCCATGCATCCAACAGAATTTTACAAAATAATTGCCGGCTACAAGCGTACCTCCTGGATCCACAGATAGTGTCGGAGTGAACACCGCATTAACTGGTACACGGTCAAGCTCATCCTCCGAGTCGTGATGGTCGATAGTAATCTGGTGTGAGCCCTTAACGATTACACTTGCACCAGAAGTCTCTGTTGCACCTCCTTGGATTCCCACCATGAAAGCATCTTCCTCAATATAGAAACCGGCTCCTATAACCGTAGTAGCATAGCAGTTTATAAAGTCAGTCGTTGTGCCCCCAATGACGTGAAAACCATGACCAGCAGAGAACTCCACTTTAGAATCTATAAAAGTGGTCAGAATCGGAGTTTTAATTACAAATCCGGTATAGGAAAGATGCCTAACGTAAACATCACGGACATAAAGCCGCTGAACATTATCAAAGTCAGCATGTCTAATCTCAATCGTCCCACCATTAACAGAATCAAGTCCTGGACCAATAACAGAGAACCCCTCAAGGTTCAGGCCCATCACATCAGTAAAGTAGAGAGACGGTGCCTCGATTGTCTTACGCATCACGATGGAAGTACGCCATGAACCCGCTCCAAGAACCTTTGTGGTATTACGAACGTTGGTAAGCTGACCTGTTATGACATAAACACCTTTGCCGAGACGAAGAGTTCCCTTTCTTGTATTTATTGCCGCCTGCAACGTAGCCGTATCATTCTGGCTAGGATCGAACCAGTAGGCTTCGCCAGTAGTTGACGTTATCGTTGGAGCATCAGCGATAACCGCCTGCGTTGGGGACGTTACAGAAATAATAGTTGATTCAAAATCCTCAAGTGTCGATGGATTACGAAGAATCACTCGAATAATCTTACCGACATCATTTGCCTCAAACAGATCATGGATTGAATCGCCAACGGCGATGGTAATCTCTGGATTAGCCGCAGTTGAGCGTACATGATGGGTCTGCCTGCCAGAACCAGCAATAAAGACCTCATCTGGCATTGGAGCTCCCCACACAGCATTTGAGCCATCCGATTTAAGAACCTGATCTATAGTACCAAGAGGCAGTCTTGACCATCTCGATAATTGTCCGGTGATTAGATCACCAGAAACGGGTGGAGTATATGGTTGGGTGTCTGGATGGGCGCTGCTAAGAAGGTTGTGAAACCCTACCGAGCCTCCACCACCGCCTACGCCACCACCTCCACCTCCGCCTGAAACCCCAACAGAACTTGGGTTCTTAAATTCTCCTGAAACATCAAAGTATGGAGTAACCTCAACTAAACCAAGAGGTATGCTAGAGCCTAACATATGAGGCGCTATTTTCCACTCAAGATACATACCATTGATCTTAAAATCTATAATGCGAGTTACGAGTGGGCCACACTCTAATCCATCATAGTCAACACAGCGGAAATCAGTCTGGCAGAGTTGATTCCTCAAAGTCATGCCAAACGAAATAGCGCCGCGATTCTCAAAAACTACCCGAACACGAGTAATCGTCTTATTATGACGTTGGTCAGTCATAATAAGCTGTCCAGAGCGAAGCTCCCAGGCGGTGCCTGAGTAATTCGAGAAGTCAACCATTCCGGGAGTACCGTCGGTGAAGCCGATTAGCATGTTGCTGAGAGGACTGTCACTAGCTAGATCAAGCCAACTTGATGCCTGATCTGACCAGGGACCGATTAGATCAAGCCAGCGCGGCGCGCCTGGTGAATAGAAGTCACCAATAACACGAGGAGTTTTGTCGTAGGTCTGACGGCACCAATTACCTTCGTCAATGTTGTAAATCCAATGGCTACCGCCTGGAATCACAAGATGATAGGCATTGAAATCATTGCCAGCTACGCTAGTCGTTACAAAGCCACTGACAAGATTTAAATCCGCTGACTTCAATTCAGCAAAGATTCGCTTTCTGGCCCCAAACATCTTATTACCTTCCATTGGCCTTGCCCCAATCGGTACTGATTCGATGCCATTAAACAAATAGACATTATCTTTGCCGATATAGAAAGCGGCATATTCACCAGCAGTAGCCAGTGAGTAGGGGCAGATATTACCGATCTTATTGGACGAGATTGGCTGGAAATCGAAAGCTCGTAGGGCTATGCTTGTTGGTGTAACCCGGACGATGCCACGTTGATGAAACTGATAGCCCTGCTGATAGAGTTTAGCGAGACCGGTGATAGGGCCAAGATCGCCAAGCTCATCATGAATACCTGCACTAAAAGCGTCAAGATTGCCAGGCTCACCAGAACGGCTCCACATAGTCCGCTGGGTATAACGAACACCACCAAGAGTCACATCAGCCATTAGAAGATGCGTCCTAAGCTCTATCAGATACCGAGCAGGCACAACATCGTTTGGAGGAGTATTTGCGGCGAAGGAATTAGCAAAAGCACCGCTAATGCCGTCCCACTCCTGAACTGAATCAATGCCCTGACAAAACAAGAGTTTATGGTTCACCACCGCCCAGGTGAACAGTTGGTTGTCACCACCAGTCAAAGTACCTACGATTGGCAGCCACACTAATGTAATCGGATCCCACCGCAAAAGCTGTGTCGGCGTTATAACAACCTGAACACGGTCACCGAGATGTGTGAAGAAATCTGCAATGCCATTTATCGGCTCTGTTATTAAATCATTCACATTTGGCAACGCTGTGTAGCCTGGTCTAACTTCGGCCAAGGCTTTGCGAAAGATAAAGTTCTGAGCCTCGGCAAAGCCAAGCTGCTCAATAGCTGAGAGCGGTAGCTCTGATTGTATGCCACCAAATGGCCCCGTAAAACGAAATTCTAGGGCTTCGTTGGCAATCTGATTAGTGATTCTCTCTGCTAAGGTTGGCATCACTATGTACCAAGTCGTTGCATCATAAACTCAGGTGAGAAATTGCCGGCGCCTGCTCCAGTAGAAGAGTAAACGTCTAATGGAGAACCACTGCCTTGGAAGACAATAAGTTCCACATAATCTAGAACAGCAAGATTATAGATTGTTGACGCCGTAATACCGGTCGCGTAAGTACCGCTAGCCGTAGGAAAAAGTGTTTGGGCAATCTGGCCGAGAGGCGACGAACCCGTTCCGTTAAGGCGAATGCCAACCTCACGCTGACCAGTCGCATTAGCGGGCCATGTCACATGACCTGTTATAAGATGTTTACCAGCCGTTCTACAAATCAGCTTTGTTGGAGCACCAACGGTAAACAAATTGTTATTATCATACCGTTCAGAGTTAAATATAATTGCTGTCCAAGCCGCGCTAGGAATTGATTGGTTAGCATCCTTATAAACTCGTACAGCATCAGCCGTCGATGAAGGACTAGGCGGAGTTGGAATCATCCCCTGTATAACAGCGGTTATATCGACCCAGGCTGTGCCACTCCACGTATACAGCTTGTTAGTATCAGTGGCGAGATATGTCATGCCAACAAAGACTGCTTCTGGCGTGGGACGACTGCCAATCGGCCCTGATAAGAAAAGCCGCTGTGGAATGTCAACCTTCAAATCACGGAAGTCCTGAGCACCCAACTTCGCAAGCTGAGTATCTGGTGGCGCTGTCGCATCCCATGGATGAGTGTATGCCATATTAGACCGTTACCTCTAGCCTTGCTATCTTCCGGTGATCGCTTTTGCAGACCTCAGCAAGGTCTGTTCGGTACTGAATACCGGGGACTTTGACCTTTTTCGCTACTTTGTAGGCCGCCTCAAAAGCTCCTTCGATAGAGTCGGCAGAACCAGTAGCAACCCCCAAAATACCCCATGCACCTGCGGTAACTAAATCCCTCGCTGAATTCAACATGACATTGTAGGGATAGAAATTATCAAAGGATTTGACCCCCTCGATAGGCAACCCCGCGGGAGCATTATGCTTTTCGGTAGGCCACGGAGGGATAGTGACGCGAACTCCAGCAGCATAACTGTCCCGCATTGGCATGTCACCTTCAGCCTGGCCTCTAGCGATGTCAGAGAAGAATCTTCCAAGCTCACCGTCAAGGAGTTCCCAGAATAGTGTGGGTGTAGCGTCGTAACCAAACCTTGGAGTGTACTCCAGTCCATAGGCTTCGCCTTCTGGTGTTATGATTGTGTTTATATCAATAGCGCCAACATAGCCATGCTCTGCGAGCAGTTTCTCCAAGGGCATTAGCAGGGGACAATCGTCGTCACGAAGCCAGACAAGATTGCCGGTGCATCCCCCAGAAGGGCCAAGATCGCCGTTCATAAGCTCTTTCCGCTCAATAGTATGGTCAAATGGGCGGAGAAACTTAGAGCCATCGAACCAGCCTTCAGTCGAAAGAGCAACACCCTCGGTAAACTCCTGTAGCTCAAACTCTGGTTTGCCGACGAACTGACTTCGGTAATGCTCCATCGTCTCCAGAAGATCGTCCTGCCCAGAAGAGACATAGGACGGGACAACGCCACTCAAATCGCCATCTGGTTTGAAAACCATCTTATTCTCGTGCTCAGAGACAAATTCTTTGGCTTTGTCCCAATCATTAAAGGATTTTGATTTTGGCGTCTTGACACCACACGATTTCATGGTATCTTTGGCAAAGGCACGATCCATCTCAAGACGGTCTGTAAGATAACTGCTGCCAAGTACAGAATAGCCAGACCGGCGCAGAAGAGTAGCAAAGTGGCCCATGCCAGTACAGTCAAAGACACAGATGGTTTCTTCATCTAATTCCGTCTTCCAGTCGGTGAGACGGGGGACGAGACCATTGCCGATGCCGTCAGCTTCATCAGTAGCACGGAGCCACATAGCAACTTCGTTGCCCTCCTCAAGAATACGAAGGGCAAGACCCATACCATCACCGGCTTCACTAAAGAACAAAAACTTCATTTCAGCACAATTCCGTATTTGGAGATTCTCTCAACAATCATTGAGGCATGTTCTGGGTGAAGTTCGATAATCAGTTCAAACATCACCCAGACAAGCCCTGTAACCTTGGTCTCTATCTTGCCGATTCGGTGGGTAATATCTTTATAGACAAGACCCACCAAACCAACAGTGAGACTCAGAAGCAGAACAACTAAACCACGCCAAATTTCAAGCTCTGACACGACCAACCTCCGAATTAGAAATTAGTCGATGCCAGAACCGTCCTGCACCCCTACTGTATCACGATTGTTAAGGAAGGTAAAGCCAGTCCCAACCATCGCTACGTTAGTAGTCGTGAGAGAATCGGTTGCAAAGTCATTGTCAACGATAGAGCCAGTCTGGAGATTAGCAGTACCACCGTTTGCTGTGGTTAGGTCGATGTAGCAGGTCTTATTCTTGTCCTCAAAGACATTCCTTCTGATAATCGTCCTCTGAACAGAATAGAGACCACCACCAGTATCTTTGGTAGCGATGTCAATGCCGGTATTGCCGACAAAGATGTTGCTCTCAATAAGATTATCAGAGACACCAACACCGTTAAACGGCGGAGCAGCCGAGTCAAAGATCAGACCGAGACCGCCAGAGCCACGGAACAGAGATGCTCGGATCACCCCCTCCGATGCCGTCTTAGCATCGTCAGAATCGTCACCAGCAAGACGTACCAACGCAGTTGTAGCGCCGTTGCCATCACCGTCAAAGACACAGCTTTCGTAGATAAAGCCATTACCTTGCTGCTTCACGATGTCATTGTCAGTGCTTGCAAAACGGCAATTCCGTGCCGTGAATCCTTGGCCGGTTACCTTGAGAGCTATGCCGGTGCTAGGCACAATATCTGGCCAGCCATAACGGCCTGCAACAGCCCCGGCAAGGTTAATGTAGTTCTTGGTGATTACAATAGCTTCGTCATAACTGCCAGGATAGACAAAGATTGTGTCACCAACTGCTGCGACAGCATGTGCCTTTGTAATAGTCGCAAAGGCTTTGGTAGGATCGCCGCCATAGTTACCGTCGTTGCCGTGGTCAGCATCAACGAACCAGGCTTTGCCATTACCGATTGGTAATGAGATTCCGAGGGGAAGAACAGGGACACCAAAACTTGTAACACCGTATGGAAAGTTCGTGAAAGGCATTTGATTCTCCTTGGAACAATCTAGCTAGCCTAGACTGCTGGCAGGACTTGAGGGCACCCGCCCTTACCCAATTTTGAATTAGCTGCGCTTGGGGGCTACCCCCACCCGATTATGCCTGGGGCTGCAACGGGACGGGAACCCATAGAGGCCCGGCCGCGACATGCCGGTTTTGCCCCAATCTCCCGTTTGGCTGTGAGATGCCAAATGCACGCAGCTAGAACTGCTGTTCTTCTGGGACATCTTCACTCCTTTTTAGACCGATCATGGATTGACCTTCTGTGCTATCGCCCTGAAGTGCTTCCTGAATTTCCTGGTCACGGTTCAGAATATCAGGATTATCATAGCACTTAGCGAAGCAAAGAAGCAACCCATTCTGCATCACCATCTGGCTCAGCCGGTAATCCCAACCACACCTATCACAGCGTGCCCAGGGATCACCGGCAAGAGCAGAGTGGCTTTGGTTTGGCATTGTTGTTCACTCTTTGAATAGCAATACCAATTAGGGGCCGTTACTACCCCATGTACCCATCCAACTGGTAGCACCATCACTATACCGCTCGAAGACGATTTGTTTGATAGAACGAGTATCGAAATCGTCGGCATAGTCCTCATCCAAAGGACGTCTCACGAAATGATTCAACGTGTGCTGGCTCTTGTCGCAGAGCAAGAACCACGCTGAATGGCTCGTGAAGTAGTGACCCACAAAGTAATGCAGGTCTTCCTTGATGAGCGCGTTGATTTCATTGTCGGCTGTGTAGGGTTTGTGTGGAGAGCCAAGAATCTCACGAGCGATCCATTTGAGTTCAGGCGGGATCATCAACAGCCCTGGCTTTAGCACGATAGGTAGGCCCTGACTGTCAATAAGCCGCTCAAACTGGTCAATAGCATTCTGAATCGCAGTGAAACTCAAATCAACGTCGGTTGCAGGACGGTTCGGGAATGTGCCAGCAGTCGTGATAACGCCGGACAAGCCTGGGCCAATGTTTGTGGCTTGAGTACCACCAAGCAATGGATGAGCGTTGTTGAACAGGCTAACGCCGTCAGTGGTCTTAACTGTGGTAAAGCCAAGATTGAGAACGTTTGCTTTGGCTTGTTCACGGCTGAAGAACGCCGAGCGCGCTAGTGCTTTGGGAACCTGTTTGATAAGGTTATACTGGTCGTCTTCGTAAAGCTCGAACGAAGTACGGCAACCCAAAGCGGTTGTTGAGTGGATGTAACGGATGGAGCCGCCCTGAACAGCGTCAACATACGTTACAGATTCACCTTCTGGCTTGGGAACCATCGGCCCGAACCCCGAAAATTCAACTTCATCTTCGTAGGCTTGGCTCGAAGTCTCCTCGTTGATCCAGTGGCTACCCTCTTCAGACCGCTGAAGAGTGTCGAGCCAATGAACGAAGAGTTTGTGGATCCCAGGAGCCAGGAGTTGTGCAAGTTGCCCTCTTACCATCATAGAATTATCTCCTTAGGCTCCTTAGGCCAGAATTTGACGAACTGCGTCCAGAACCACGAACTCAACTCCTCGTGGGTCGTTCGGGTTAACTTTGACGATCCTGACAGCATTGGTTTTATCAATATCAACCATCCAATGACCATCAGTATCGAGTGTGAGACCGTAGGTCTTGCCGACGGTGGTGACAGCATTTGTATATTCGTCGGAAGCTGCGGTAGCGGTTGGTTTGCCAAGTTGTCCGTAAAAAACGGTGTCAAGCGACGCTAGTTCGACGCCACATGCACCATCGTTTAGTGGAGCACCACGAGGGATATTGACCGCAGAACTCTGATTTGGCACAGAGCCAAAAGTCAGAGTCTTGGCAACACCCAACGTCGTCAGATTTGAAGCGGCTTCAGCAGAGAATCCCAGAATATTATCGGTCACGTCAGAACCACCCCACACCTTGAGTCCACCAGTTGTTGCTGTTGGATCATAGGTAACGGGCGTTCCTGCCTTGAACGTCTGGGTAGCTCCCTCAAGAAGCCGCCGCATAGCTGGCTGGTTTCCACTAATAGTACGGACAGCGTGGATTTCGATTGATTTTGCTGTGTAACTACCCACTCTGCCCTCCTTCTTCACCAATTAGTTTTTGCGTTTCCTCTAGGCTGGGTTCAAACATCTGAATCTTCCTAATGAGTTCCGGAGACGTAGGGACTTCGGATACGGTTTTGCGGGCATGTTGAACCTGTGTGGTTTTCCGCATCCTCGCAAGTGCTTGTTGCTCATTGTACTTTAGAGCGCCTTGATATTTAGCCCTGTCAATTTTCATCAGAATAAGATCACCGAATACGATCTTGCCTTCTTTGAGCATACTCGCGGGAGCGGCAACATCTGAAGAAGTCGCGTTGACAAAACCAACGGCCTGCATGTGATTGTATCGAAGACCGTCACCGGATTTGCAGTTAACCCAACGAAGTGAGATGTTGGGGTTCTTAGACTTCATGTTAACAAAGTCGGGCTCCATCAAAGGACGAGCAATGATGGAATCGGCCTCGACTGGCAACGACGCATCATGAATAACGGTCGGGGCTTTCGGGATGCTTGCGGATGTAGTAACAGGCTGCTTCTCGTTCATGATGTGTATACCAATCCTTTCCGAGAGGTCAGGTAGTCGGCCTCAGAGATTCCCATTCGTTGTGCGACACGCTTTTCAGCGTCGTTTAGGGTCTCCTGCTTCTTGTCATTATCAACCGACGCTAGAACAGTACCGCCAGCACCACCCTCCACGAAGAGAGCGGATTTATCGGAGAGTTCGTCAATGTGATCCGCCTGCACCAGCTTGAATAGATTCACCCAGGTTTCATCGTGAGCTTGCTGCGCTAATGGAACTCGAGAAGCAAACTTGTCAATCTCCGTCTCATGTCTGTCAAAGAAGCGAGCCATTCGCTGACCGTAGTATGGATCACCCTCTTTCTGTGACAGTTGAATCTTGCTACGAGCAGACATCTTTGCCACCTTTGCTGCTGTCTGCAAGTGCATCGCGGCCAGCGGCATGGCACGCTCTGCGAAGGCTCGGTTTTCGTCCACAAGAAAGCTGGTCATTTGGTTCTGTGGTTGCTGCTGTTGCTGCTGCTGGTCTTGTTGTTGTTGATCATCCTGAGTCTGCTGCTGGCCACCAGCCTCGATCTCACCTAGCTTCTTTTTAATATCCGCAAACTCATTGGTGATAGAATCGAGAGCGTCAAGTTTGTCCAGCTTCTTGAGCTTTTCATCCTGGTCATCAAGGCGCTT